ATTTGAGGGTAAGATGAGTCCCCTGTCTTCTTTTTTGCTCCTGCTCTGGCGTAAGCATTTGATTTCTCTTGATTAATGACTCTACTAACGACCAAGGAACCCCCTTGTTCATCTGGGTTCTCAGGTATCCCTCCGTGGAAAATCCCTTTGTTGGGCACAGACTTTTGAAAAGTTGTCCTTCTTATGGAAATTACCGGAAATTTCAATAACCCTTGGGTATCTCTTGTGTCCGTATTTTCTTTTGTTAAAAATGATCTTTCTGATGTTCCCCACAAAATTGGAACCTTTTTAAACCCTTCGTTTGTTTCAGTAAATAAATTTAAATTTTCCACGTAGTTATAAATGGATTTATCAATGTTTTCTATAGTCGACGGCTTAAAATATTTTTTTGTTGATATCTCTTTTTTTTTCATTTGTTATTTCACCTCAAAAAGTCCCGGGCGAGCCCTTATACACTTGGCAGCGATCTCGAAACTAGACTCTATTTGACCAAAGAGCCATTTCGGTTCCTCAAGAGTTAAAATCTCGTAGAAATATGACCCATATTGTATAAAATCACCTTCGCGGACGAACATGTCTTGGTCTTCTGTTAATCGTCTCTTATGAAATGCTACGGATATTCTTTCCACCCTATCCACTCCGAACGGTGTAGTGGTGGTAGCTTGAGACTCATATTTAACCATAGCGTAAATCCTAACAGGATCTAAGAAGTTCTTATTTATAGCTTCTCCATAAAGATTATGAAAATCTGTATGATCCAAACTTATTGGGTAGTACAAAAGAGTCTGACCTACGACGCGTTCGATGATTTCATCGTTTATTTGCTTTACGAGGTCCTTCTCTTTTTTCCCCACAAAGAGCGGCGGTGGAGGACTCTCAGGTTGTGACCATTCATTATCATCTGACATAAATTATTACCCCACGAATATATAATTCGGAACTTTATCAAGTACCTTCTCTGTGTTTTCCAATAAATTAGCGTCTTGTTCTGCCATCTTTGCATATGTCAATTCTGTCAAAGTTTGTTTAAGCTCGTCTCTGAGTTTGCTTTGTTCGTCTTTCGCTTCTGACAACAGTGCTGTGCCGTTTAGAGTCACTGATTCTCCGGGTATTGGCACTGAGTTGAATTTGGATCTGACTTGGCCAAGAGTTTCTTTACACAACGCAAGGGAAAATCTTCTGATCCATTGCTTCCCTATTGAATTGATGCTTTCAAAGGGTAAATTTCCGATAGGTAAAGTGTTCATGTTATTTACGCCGTCAACACTCTTATCATCCGAGTCCCAAACGTCTGTTGGAATGGAAAATTCAATCCACATCCTCTTCGGGCCCCCGCTGTATGGTCTTGGGTGAAGTCTAATCTTATTGTTCCTTAGTTCATATGAATAATGGGACATCCTAGTGTATATTGCGTCTTCAAACGCCATGGCCTGTGCTTTGTTGTGCCATGCCGGAATTAACTGAAACGTTGAATCGTCTGAAAACTGGCCGTAATTATGCAAATTGCCCACAACATTTAGTCCTCCATAATATCCATAAAATCTCCACATTGCATGGGGAGTTTTATAATACACTTTTTTAATTAATATCTTTTTTCCGGCTATAGACCCAGAAAACTCCTCAGATGTCTCAAGGATATTCTGAAGGTCGTAATCCTGGGTACCATTTTCTACGTCAAAGGATCCAGAATATTGGATTGATGCATTCAAGCCTATTTCAGAACCTATCCCTCCTGCAATGCGGCGGGTCATACTATAATCGAACTTAGGGTATTTCAAGGCAACGTGAGTGCCACCGAGCGAGGAGGAAAGTGTGCCGGGCTCAAGATTACCTTTGGAATCAAAGGAGCCAGTTGAATTTCCCAGAGCATCTGACAAGACATTTGTTGCTTGATGTATGTTTATTAGATAAGAATATTCTAGGACTGCTTCTTCATAGGCTGCATAAACATTTCCCTCTGTAATTTCTAAATCCAGGACGTCTCCACCTAGCTTCTTATATACATAAGATACTTGATCGACTGCTCCGGAAATAAATTCTGATGAGTACATGACTGATGATTCAGCTGAATAAATTTTATAAGGCACTGACTCGTCGACGCTCAATGAGCTGCCGGTAGCTGGCAACACTATTGTTGACAATGTGCTTTTTGGCGCTAATGTAGGTACTGACATTTTTATCCCTCGCTAATTACAGTTTATCACTATAAATAGTTATCGGGGGATGCAATTCACCTAGGCATCTGGTTTTGTTTTGGTGGTCCTGCGTTTACGCGTCGGTGTGGTGGTTTTTTTTGTGGCTGCAGCTTTTGGTTTTTTGGCGGATGTAGATTTTGTTCGAGGGGCCCTTTTTCGAGTTGACTTTGGCTTTTCTTCAGTAACTTCTTCTTGTTTTGCAGAATCAATAATCTCTTGAGTCTTGTCCAAAGTTTCTTCCACCTTATTTATAACAACCTCTACTGTTTCTTTTATGGTTTCCAAGTTTGCTTCCAAAAGTCTAGCAAACTTGGTTTCCCATTTCTTTCTTACTTTTCCAAATCTATGAAGATCCAAAAGAGCTTTCTTTTTCTTACCCATTAGTTATCCTTTATTAGGCTATTCCTGATGTGTTACACTAACTGCTTTCTCAATTGCAGATTCAGTTAATAACACAGGAGTAGCATCTGCTGAGAATGGAGTCACTCTAACTATAAAATCCGTATCTGCGGTGATGGGGTTCTTTAATAATGAAGCTTTGTCCCCGTCAGCGTTGCCGAAATTTATGGCTGCAGCTCTGTCAAGGTACGGATCATCTCCGTGGAGTACCAATGGACTGGCTTTTGCGGTGTCACTAGCAAGGAAAACTTCAATCCTGATACCTATATCATGAGCACCGTCGCCTAGAGTAGCATCATTGAGATCTCCAGCTTTCTTTTTGCCAGAAGTTATTGAAACGTCTGATAAATCCAGCTTTATATTATTTGGTGTTACATTGTTTTGAAATGCATCCGCGGCTTGATCACCCGCAGTGAAGGCGAGAAGGATATGATTCTCTCTAAGAACTTTTGTTGCAACTTTCTGAAGTGATTTGTCAGTTGATCCCTTTGGTCGAACGGTGACTTTGAGTTGTTTTCTCTTCTCCGAGGCACCTACAGAAGTAAAGGAATAAGTGTATCTGCCTCGTCCGGCGCCGGCGTTGTTGTCGGTCATTCGACCGGATTCAACCCATTCTCCGCTGCCAATCTTTACCTCCACTTTATCTTCTACTCCCATGTTCTCAACATCACCAATCACCTGACCTGTAACTGTAATTGTTTGATTATTATTATCTGCTATCGACATCGTATCTACAAAGGGACTCACCCTTTCCAAAGAGTCATCGACCTCTGCTGGGTCTATGACATTTGTCGTTCTGTCAACTTTATCCAAAAACTCAAAATATTTATTTGCAAACTTTGCCGATCTTGTTAAAATTCTTCTTTTCTTGCCCATGATTCGGGATCCTCCTCTAAAGGTTATACATTATAAATAGTACCACACCGCATGAATAGAAAAAGAAAAGCCCCACCAAATTAATGATGGGGCTCAACTTCAATAGAATTAACTATTATTTATTGTTGGGTTCTTACGAACCGGACTCACCTAGGAGACCACGGACAACAACAAGACCATACATATCTGGTCGTACCATCTTTTTAGCGTATCGGGTCATAACACCCTTACGTGGCACGAAATCTTCCGTACCAAAGATGGTTGGCGTTACCTGCAATGGTACGTATGGAGCATAGACATATCCACTTTCGAGGAATGAACTACCCTTACGCCCAACGAGGACAACGTTTCGCAAGAAGTATGGATCAACGTAAACGTCAAATTTCTTGCTGAGTGAACCAGCCTTTACAGCACCGATGGTGCCTCTATCCTGGTCAGCAGTTACGCTAGCCCGGAAGCCACTAGTGAATTCCAAGATGTTCGCAACCTCAGGGGAACAAACAACAAAGTTTGCACCTCCGCGGAGCGTCTTTCTATGGATCTGAGCGCTGACATCATTAATGGTTTCAATGAGGGTTTCATACCACTCACTGACCGTACCAGTGAAGTCAGGTGCTGCACTTCGGGCGCCTAATTCAGCGCCGGATGCATCAACAAACAACCCTGGAGCGCGGCTCCAGTATCGAGTGCCGGCTGTTGCGCCGTCGACAAGTTCACCAAGAAGCTCACGGTCAATTTCAAGAGCGATTTGCTCAGAAAGAATACCGGTGAGTTCGACCTCAGCGTCCAAGTTATGATAAGCGTTGAGATCCTGGCCCAATTCTGGGGACCACTTCGCCTTCAGTTTCTTGGTCTGTGCGGTGACAGCTACGCTATCAACCTTGATATCAATCTCAGCGATCGACATCTTTCCGGCGCCATCAGTTGAGGCGTTACCAGTGGTATCAGATGTCTCTTCAAGCGGCATTGCACCAGCCTGCAGAGCACCTAAGCCGCCGCCGTCCTTAATCTCGTCCCTCTGAGGAATGGACCAGGTCCACTTCATCAACTTAGCTGCAGTTGCTAGGGCAGCTGCATGAGTGTCGCGATTTCCGGAAGCGGTTAAATCAACAGCTCCAATCTTTGTTATAAGTGCGTCAGCTACCTTGGCGGCGTCGGCGACGTCGGCCTGTACGCAGTCATTATTGCCGGCGCGGTCCTGAATGCTGAGAAGTTGAAGTGCGAATCGTTCAACCGACTCTACAACCTTTAACCCATTAGCATCTGTTGTGGTGCCAAGTGCACTAAGGCGTCGGATTGGACGCAAGTGCGCGATGCCGTGGTCAGCGGCGTTGAGGGCTAGCCCTAAAAAGTCTTCGTTGCCACCCGCGTCAGCAACGACGACAACATCACCGGGCTCTAGGACGGCCTTTCGAGCGTCACTGAGTGCATCCCACTGAGCCTGAGTTATCACATGGCCGCGGCTGGATGCAGCAATGTCAGCGTTGTCGATGAGGACTGCAGTCAATGCCATAGCCCGGGCAGCTCCTGGGTCAGCTTGAGCAACATTGTGAGTGTCCCCCTTGGCAGATGCTATTTTAACAACACACTTTCCTAGAAGATCTGGGTCGTAGTCGAAATCCTTTGATTCCGCTCCGGTACCAGCTCCTACACACGAACTTGGATTATCAACATCGAGCGAGCCAGATGTGGCGGCGTAACCAGAGCGAAGGCCGTAGAAACCGGTCTCCTCAATGTCCTTAACACCGTCGATGATATCCTTACCAACAACACCACCACCATACAGTGAGGATCCTGCGGCAAATCCAGCTCGGTTAGACTCGTGTGTGAAATCCAAGAAGAATATAAGTCCACTTGGAAGGCTCATCGGCTGAACCGATATAAGATCATTAGCGATCAGTCCACCGAATACACGGCGAACAATTGGGAATGCAACTGCTGCGAAGCCTTCGACATCGCCGGCAGCCATAGAAGAAGCTTCGCGAAGAAGCTCCTTAGCTTGGTTTTCGAGAAGAACCGCCATTCCCTGCTTGGCTTGGCCTTCATTAAGACCTTCAAGCAATCCGGTAGCTTCCCATTTATTAAGCAGAGCGGCGCCTTCAGCTTGCATATCGCGAGACTGAACGCCCTCTGTCAATCTTTGTAAAACAGACATTTTTAAATCACCTCCTTTTCTTTAAGATTTTTTTGTCTTTATACCTGCCAATTTCTGCATTCTGTTATACATAGGATTGGCATCCTTGGTAGTTTGCTCATTACGAGCCGCGGCAAGCAGCGATGACCTTCTTGAAACCATTTCATTTAACGTCACATCCCTCTTCACGTCTGAGGTGGTTGTAACCGTCTCATTCATTGTATCAAATACAATCTTTGCTTCTTGCACTGTTTCGGCTTTTGAAATGGCTTCGACAATTTTTCTCTTTTGTCGCTCATTCAAGGAGGCATTTTCTAGAGCCTGATTAATGTACAGCAACTTTGCGTTCGAAACATTCATTGTTTCCAACTTTTCTTGCAAAGTGTTAAAAGCTGTTTCATATTTATTATTTTGCTGCTGCAGCTTAGTGGCTGCAGAAGTTAAAGTCTTGTTTTCTTTTTGAAGAGAAGATACAACCTTCCTGAGTTCTTCATTCTCCTCTTTTACTTCACTGTCTTGTTCTCGCGCGAGTAACATTGATTCGTATTCTCTCATCTGGGGCTCTGGTGTACCAGCCCAGCCAGATTTTTGAGGCTCAAAATCTACTCTGACTTTTTCAACTAACTCCTCAAGATCTATATCGTCGTTGTCAATATCAAGACCGAGTTCAGATATAACTTCCTGAACAACGTCACTTGTAATATCCAAGCCCATATTTCGATCTGCGTCTGGCATTTCGTTATCTAGGCCCAGATCGACCTCTTCTTCGGCCTCTAAAGTTTCGTCGTCGACTATATCAATTGATAATTCGTCATCGTCAAGTGTGTCATCTCCTCCAAAAACGCCGATGTCATCTTCTTCGTACTCGGCCTCTAAGGAATCTAATTTAATATTTATTATTTCGTCATCGTCACCTGTGAAGGCGTCGGGCAAGGAACCAACTAAGGAGTCGGGGTCGAGTGGTTCCAATTCATCCTGCATACCTGGATCCTCAACTTCGGCGTCCAGGCCCTGGTCTAAGGATGGGTCCAATTCCAAATTGTCCAATCCAGTGTCAAGTCCACCCATGGATGCATCACCACCACCCAT